TTTAAATTTTTTTCTCAACTCATCTTGGAAATCTGGAGATAACCTAAATTCGTTGCATTCTATTGGGTCTTTGAATATCAAGTCCGTGGTGGCTACATCAACTCTCTGTGAGTTTCCGCTAAAATATATTACTAAAATTATAACCCACGCTTGCATGATACCCACTTAGACAATCAAATCGTTAAAAAGTTCAATATGGACTGATACTTTGAATATGATTTTAAAAATTTTAAAAAAAAATTATACCATTTTTAAGTATCAATTTGGGTCCCTTTATAACGGGAAAATCAAGGTAGCACTAGGTTCCTCCCTGCCCGCTCGAAATGCGGGGATTTTGGGTTGGGGGTGGCAATCCTCAGAAAAAAACATTCTTATTCGAGAATTTATTATTGTAATTATTTTTATGTGATGCCATGTGATGATGAATGTGTACCAATGGATATATATTTATATATATATATTTATATTAACGGGGATATATATAATTAATATATGTATACATAGATATATATATATATATATATATTTATATTAATAAATACATTTCGCTTGGGCTGTAAATAATTACTTTGTAATTAAATCGCAGACAAAAAAAAAGCCCACCGAAGTGGGCTAAAGAGGGGAGGATAAATCTTATATTAATTTTGGTACAATCCTCTTGATAGGATTTAGTGTTGACTGTTTAACGTCAATGCGATTACTTGCGATATGTTCATCGTCAGAGCATGGAACATGTTCACCTGTAATTTCATCTTGGTTTTCGTCAGTTACTTTCTTTATCGTTAAGTTTTCTAGTTCCGATGTATCATCAAAATGGTCTAAGATATTTTCATTGATATCATCGCCACGTTGTAAACATTCAGCCATGTCTGTATTTACTTCGAGCAAATGTTCAACCTGTGCATTAAGATTATCAACATGCATTCTTAAATCGAGATTATCATTTAAAATATCAGCTAAAAAACTTTCTAGACCATTTACGTTTACTACTACACCATCGTCAAAAACTTCATTCATTCTTTTTGCTAATAATAAAGATTTACTATTTTTTATGTTTACTTTTTTCATTTTCTTTCCTCCAAGTATTTACGTTGTCTATTGTTGGAACGTGCAATGTACATTCTTCGCAGTATGTTGCACAGTTTCTTGTTGATAAAGAAAAACAATCAACACATCTTACTCTATGTATTCCGTTTGAGTCTACTGCTAGTTCATGCGTTTTGTTTTCTAACTGTGCAGTAGTAGGTTCAAGACAAGTATTATGTTTGTTAACTATTTTATGTTTATCTTGTACAGCGTTTGGACTAATGATATCCATCTGTATATCCTCATATCTGTTAATCGAGATTTAATTATCCTCTTTTTTCGCCAATCGGTCTATTCTGAGCGGATCGCAACATCCCCCAAGCACAATGCTATTAGAGCATGGATAAATATTTATCAGGATTACGGAGTAATTTTCATGAAATATAGAGATATTTTGAAATACCTGTCATACTACGAAAATGAGAATTTGCTCTGAAAAATTACAAGGTAATATTCTCTATACATGAATTAATTACAAAGTAATTAATTTTTATCTTTAAATTTAAACATGAGGAAACATGACAATGGCTACCAAGAAAAAACAAGCTATTGAAGTCAATCCGATTGAAGTATTAAATGAAGAATGTAATTCATTTAATGCTGAATTGGCTGACAAAGGTTTCCGTGTAGACTTTACTAAGTCGAATGGTAATGCTGACCATATTCACATTACTTTTGATGAGACTATTACAGGTCTAAAGAATGTTGGTGGTACTGCTGACGCTGTTGTACAAGCGAAACTTGCACATGAGACTAATGCTACTATCATCACAACAACACTGCACGGAATAACACAGGCAATCTGGAAAATAGACGGAATGACTAAAGAACGTGCTTTAGTCCTCTATGACTCAGCTTGTTCAATGTGTGAAACAAAAGCGGATATATCCACACAGGCGAAAATTGGAAAGGCAAAAAATCCAAAATTTCGGTCTACATGGACTACTCGCAAGAGTGAACAAAGGTCTGCACAGGAATGGGTTCAACCAATACCAAACGAGTCAAGAAACAAATTGCTTGAACGTGCGAAATTGGAAAAACTCAGAGTAGAAAACTTGATTAGATATAAACAGGCAATCGAAAGTCAGAAAATCGCTGAAAAAGAGGCAAGAGAAAAAACTTTAGATACCGATTTGGCTGATGTGAATGTCAAAGTAAAAACCCATGACCTAACAGGTAAAGAACATTATCAAGCTATACTTGATGTAAAAGATTTGAGTATTAGCACAATTAATTGCTCTATTGATTACCTAGATAAAGTCATAATACAAGAAGAGGAAAACAAAGAAAGTAAGTAAACTTTCTTAAAGTAGTAATAAATCCCCGCTCCTGCGGGGATTTTTTTTTGCCCAAGAAAAATAAACATTTTGCCAGAGCAGAATATATTTTGGCTGGGTATTTTTTATGCGAAGAATTTTCACCATTTTGAGCGGGATAGTAGTCATGATAGTAGTTTATTATTGGCGAGTATGATTATTATTGGCATGGCTTAAATTATTTTTCAGGATTAGTTGAAAAAACTGTGCAGTATGCTATAGTACGAACAATGGGGGGAACTCCCGAAATTTTTTGTGAGTCCTCTCAGAGATAAATTACGCTGTAAGAAAATTACAATGTAATTATTTTTTAACGTAATTGGAGAGAGCAAAATGATAACTTCTAGAACACCAGAGGTATTGACTGATGCTGAAGTTAAGATGCTAGAAACAGCAGGATATATTGCTGACCATCAGACAGTTGCTAATATGTCAACTTCTCGAATTATATTGTCGGCTTGTGAGGCTCATGAAATGAGACTGAATATGGCACGATTATATTTACTTAGTAATTATTTTGATACAGGAGTATTTGGACATGAAAAAGAAAAAAGGTAGACCATCAGAATATAAGGGTAGCAAGGCAGGGAAACTCATGAGAGATTTTGACATGAAATTCTCTGATGCTCTTGCTTTACATTTTCAAGACAAAAGATACATGGAAAATCAAAATGTCAAAAAACAGAAAGCGGAGCAGAACTAGGTCATTAGTATCATATGCTAATGAGGGTATTAGTAAACGAAGTCCTCGCAGAGTATTTAGGGTTAGGGTACACCAAAAAAAGTACACTTTTGGATTACCACCAGAACTTACCCGTAGTCCTGTACACGGCTTTTATAGAGATGTATAACTCATTATCCTATAATATATAGGCGGAGGAAATATTGTGAATAGATTTGAATATGCATTAGCTATGGTAGCATTTGCCCTGTTATTATTAACTAATACTGTATTATTGGTTAATATGTATGAGGAAAAACATTCTGATAAATTAGAATGCTATGATGAATTACAGGACTTAATGCAACGTGAGAAAGATTTTCATGGAGGTAAGATATGGCACTAAAAAACTTATTTGGCTCTCGCCAAAAGGATATTGAAAAGATAGCGGAGGAATCTGAATCCTTAGGGGAAATAACTGTGGATTGCCCTGCTATTATTGAACTAAAACAGGATAATGAATTGAATAAGGAAATAAATATTCAAAATGACCCTGAGTATTATGTTCGTGATGATTTACTTTCTTTTCTTAAATTATCTAAAACTAAAATTACTGAGTGCAAGGTTAAATTTAAACCTGTTGACAATTCTAAATTACATATTGTTACCCCTGAGGGTACAATAATATTACATTTTACTGATTTATCATTTGATTGGGAGATATAATTATGACTGAAAAAGAGTACAATTCTTTAAGAAATAAAAACGGAAAAGTTACTAGTCCTCAACCTAGACCAAAGGGTTGGGCATACAAACGTATGATGTCTAATTTAAAACTTAGAGGTAAATAGTTATGGCATATAAACAAATAATAACTGTTGGTCATGATGCTGAATTATTCTTATATGATGAGGATAATAACGCAATACCAAGTATTGGGCTAGTTGGTGGTAGCAAGGAATGCCCAAGAGAAATTAATGGTGGTGCGGTGCAAGAGGATAACGTTATGGCTGAAATTAACATTGAACCATGTACTACAAAAAGACAGTTTGTTAATAGGACTAATGAAATTATTGAATCCTTGAGTACTATCATAAAACGGCATGGACTACATTATAAAATAATGGACTTCCAAAAATTTAAGCCAGAATTTTTAAAACATCCACAAGCAAAACAATTTGGATGCGACCCAGACCGAAATATTTATACCATGAAAGAAAATGTTGTGGACACTAAATTATTACAAAGTAATAATATTCGTACTGCAGGTGGACATATACACATAGGATTATCTGACCCAGATTTTCATGCTATGGCTAAGACTAGTTTGGTTAAAGGTTGCGATTGGTACATTGGACTGCCATTAACAATATTAGAACATAAATCTGAAAGAAAAGCTTTTTATGGTAAAGCAGGTTCATTTAGAGAAAAATCATACGGAATTGAGTACAGAACTCCTAGTAATATATGGTTGAGTAGTGATGATTTAAAAATGTGGATATTTAACCAAGTCCAAACATTAGTTAGAGATGTATTATATTATTTACCAAATAATGAAATGCCTCAACATGAACGAAATATAGCAGGTCTTGGAGAAACTACCTTCCAAGAGATTATAAATCATGGTCAGGCAGATTATGCTCAAGATATATGCAATGATTTTTCTATTCCAATTCCATCATTGGAGAAATCTTAATGTTTATTACAGAAAGTCGTAGAGATTTTAGACAGAGATATAGAACTTGTACTGTAATTGCTAACTATTGCGAACAACAATTCTTATTTTACATTGATGATGTTGACGAAGATATGGATTATATATCTGGTTCAGTAATTGATGAAAATGATTCTTGGAGTCCCACGAGATGGAATGTAGAAGATGTTCAAATTGATTTTAAATTTCCTGAATTAGGATTATTGAATGCTAAGAAAGGCGTAGTTAGATTGTCTAGATATTCTACGCAACAATATAGACAATCATTTAATGAGAGAGTCATAAATATAACTGCAATAAATAGTCAGTTAATGGAAATTTTTAATCTTCCTGTATTTAATTATGAAGATTTAAAACAACCTAAATTTATTAAAGATATATTTTTTCCTAGTTATTTTACTGCTAGTGGCCTCATAAATAGAATTACATCGGGAGACAGATATGCAGGTGCAATATCTAAAGACTTATATTTAACTACATCATGGTCTAGTGAAGGTATTTATCTTGGATATAAAGATGTAACTGTTGGTAAAGTTAGGAGCAATTATATGCATCCGACAGTTGATTTATTTGAGGGAAACAATGATTTAGTAGATATAATATTATTAGAAGGTATTAGAATTGGAGGAATGTTAAATGTCCAAAGATAACATAGGTTCTATATTTGAAAAGAATAGAAACGTATTTTCATACCAAGAATCTAGGGATTTTATAGAACCTAGAACGATTATTGGTGTGGAAGTTGAACTAGAAGGTATGCACGAGGCATCTGGTTTTGCTCACAATGGTGTTCGTAGTAATTTGAATCATGACCATTTTAGTTTTGATGGTGACACTAGAGGTGTATTATTTGGAACGGGTTATTGGAATGTGAAGAGTGACGGCAGTTTGCGTGAAGGAGGGGTAGAATTTGTTACTAAGAAATTATTTGGTAAGGATTTGAGTTTGGCTCTCGCTGAATTAGGTGATTATCTTGATGCCAATACCATACCTAATTCTATTCCTTCAGACAGATGTAGCGTACATATACATTTAGATGTTACTGACTTAGATAAAAATGAATACGCTAGATTACTTATTGACTATGCTATATTTGAAAACGTATTGTTTAATTACTGCGGGGCAGACAGGAAAAATAATATATACTGTTTGCCTTTTGCTAAATCTGATGATTTTAGACGTACATTGTCTAATATACTAACATCAGTATCTAAAGATTTAGATTTTAGGAAATATGTAAATGCTTTTCCTAAATATAGTGCATTAAATTTAAGGGCTACATCTACATATGGTAGCTTGGAGTTTAGGTTACATGGTGGTACGTATGACATGATGAGGGTAAAACAATGGATTAATATAATTATGTGCTTAAAGAAAAATTGTAGGGCTAATAATGCACACAATTTACATAGAGAAATATCCAGACATGGTATAACTAATTATTTGGAAAAAGTATTCGGGCACTATCATCGAATACTAAACTATAATGAATGTGAATCAGATATAATTGAAGGTGTACGATTGGCTCAAGATATAATACTTTACAATCATATGAATGAAACTAGTATGCAGTATTTTAAGAACAATAACGTGTTACTGGAATCGGTACCTTTGTCTGAACAAATAGAAAAATATGAAGTTCCTTCTTCTCTTGAAGGTTATTTGGAGAGAACAAATAAATCTCATACAGATACAAGACTTAAATATGCTATAACTAACCTTTTTAGGGTGGGTGAAATACCTGACGGAGGAGTAGGGCAAGACAATCCATTTTATAGAATGGATGAAGAAGAGTATAGAGATGAAGAAGAGTATGATGAGGAGAGAGATTATGATGATGAAGAAGAATACTATGACGAGGAGTAAACTATGTGTGGAATAGCAGGAATAATTAATGTTGGTCAATATAAATTTGGATTACCAGAGAAAAAATTACTTAGGGATTTATTGGTGGCTACTTCTTTGCGTGGTAAACATTCTACAGGATTATTTACTGTACCGATAGACAATAGCAAACCTGTTAAAATGATTAAACGTGCTATGTGTGCAGGAGAATTTATAGAAGATAATAATTTTACAGAGATTATGAAAGATTTTAGCGAGTATAAATATGTTGTTGGTCATACTAGATACGCTACCAATGGAGAAATTAATGATGAAAATGCACATCCATTTATTCAAGATAATATAATATTGGTTCATAATGGTAGCGTTAATAATAAACACGACATATGTATGTTAGGAGGTAAGCAGGGTTTTGAGTGCAAGGTTGATTCCGAGTCGTTAGCTATTGCATTAAGTAAAAATAAAATTGAAGATTTTATCCAAAAAGTGGAAGGTGCGTTTACCATTGTGTGGTATGACACTAATGAGCAAAAGTTACATTTTATTCGTAATACTCAACGTCCTTTACATCTTGGTATAATAAAAGATGATGGCACAATATTATTTGCATCTGAGGCTGAGGCATTGTATTTTGTAGCCAAGCGAAATGATGTAGAGTTGTCTAAAATATTTTCTTTGAATGTTGGTACGTTATTAACATTTGATAAAGATATGAACTTTAAAATTGAAAAGATATATGACGGAGAAGCAGTACACACTAGGTATCAGCCTTATACAGGATATGTACGTAGGTATAATAACTATTGGGACGATGATTATGGAAGTTGTAGTCCATACGCTAGACCTGCTCATGCACATACTCCTAATAGAGTTGATGATTTATTTCCTGATGATGAGGATAACAATCCATTTAAAGAAATTAATATGCACAAGCATGATGAAATAGAATTTATATACGAATCTTTTAAGCCGTACAAGAATGGTAAATTTGGATGTTTGAGTGGTACAAAAATAGATTATCCTAAGTATAAAATTAAGGTTCATAATTACTCTGTTAGTGAAGTTCCTGATGCTATTAATCAAGAATGTATTGGTCGATTAGTATCATTTTCTGAGAATAAAAAAGCAACTAACGATATTGATAAGTATATTCTAAATTTAAAGCCAGATAATATTATAGAAGTATGGGATAACTATAGTGATGATTTGTATTATGATGATTTTTGGGATACAACGGGTCAAAAGTATTTAGTTAATGGTAAATATGTTGATTATGAAGTATTTAGAAAAGCAACAGAAGATGGTTGCGAAGTTTGTGCTTGTCCAATTACGTCTATAGATGATTATAGACTTTCTTGGACTGATACGAATCGCCCGATTTGTGACGACTGTGCCAAAACGGGAGATTACAATTCACATATCACAGTCACAGGAGTGTAATTATGCATGACAAAATAAAGTTTTCATTTCCAGATGAAGAAGGTAATGTTAAGCGGTATTGCATTGGATATGACTACTCAAAAGCAGGTTCTTGTTGTGGTATCCAAGTATTAGCTGATTTACATATTTCGGATTGGAGATTTTACGAAGACGAAGGAGAAGAAAATGGTTGGTACGGCAGTATGTCTTACAGGAGTATTAGCAAGGAATTGAAAATGGAGGCATTTAATATTCTTAAAGAGTACATTGATGGAGATGGTCATAAAGGAGCTTGGAGTGCAGGTATGGTTGTATTGTGTGATTACGTTAAGTTGCGTGGGAATAACAGAAACGTATTCTTAACTAGAGAGTTTGCTGAGTGGGATGACTGGAATACTGATGGATTAGTAGTCAAGAATCCTAATTCACCAAATTATGTACAACTATGGTCTAAGTATCTTAATAAGGTTAAGGTTAATCCTCATTACGAGGTTAGTGAAGTTAATGAAGTTACTAATGAGACTTTAGCTAATGCTTAGACCAATAATATACCCTTACAAACTACAATCTAAGTCAGCTAAGGCGTTATCTGAATCTTTATCTGATGTAAGATGTAAACGTGTACGTGAGAATGGTAACTATTCGTATTATAATAATCATGTAGTTATTAATTGGGGCAATCCAAGATATCCTAATTGGTGGAATCAAAATAATTACATTGTAAATATACCCCAGTTTGTGCAAAATGCCCAAGACAAACATAAATCGTTCGTAGTTATGCTTGGTAACGTGCGTATTCCTGCATTTACCACTGAGAAAGAATATGCGGAGGGATGGATTCATAACGATAGGGTTGCAGTAGCTAGGACATTATTGCGTGGTTGTGGTGGACGTGGTATTCAATTAGTGGATGATGTAGATAATTTACCCGATTGTGCTTTATACACAAGGTATGTAAAAAAATCTGATGAATATAGAATACATATTTTTATGGGTACTATCATGTTTATGCAAAAGAAAATGCTGAGACAAGGAAGTGAAGGCAACAATTTTCAAATAAGAAATTACGAAAATGGATGGATATTTGGTAGTAAGAACATAGCTGTACCACAAGATGTTGTGGAACAAGCATTATTAGCAGTTAAGGCACTTAGATTAGATTTTGGAGCAGTAGACGTTGGTTGGCAGGATTCCTCTCAAAAAGCATTTGTATACGAGGTTAACACTGCCCCAGCATTAGAGGGAACTACTTTGCAATTATATAGTCAACACATACGGAGGTTATTGGTATGAAGAAAATATTTGTATATGGTACATTGAAACAGCATCAACCAAATTTTACCATTATTAAAGGTGGTTGGTTTTGTGGTGTTGGAAAATTAGATAAATCTAATGGATATAGGATGGTGAGTTTAGGTGCTTTTCCAGCACTTATTCCTGCTGACCCCGACGAATCTCAAGATATAAACGGAGAGATTTGGGATATTGATAAGGAGCAATTTAAAAATGTAGAATATTTGGAAGGATATCCAACATTTTACGATAGGGATAAGCTTATGGTTAAAGATTCTCAAGGCAAGGAGCATGAATGCTTTGTTTATTTTCTTCCAGATAGGCTCGGTTCTCAGGAATTAAAGAGCGTAGATAAGGGAACTTGGTTAGGCAGAGCAGATTCATCATATGGTATATCAGTAAATCACAGTGCCTAATTATAAAACCGAACTTTCCTATCTTATTTCTGAGTTAGAAGTAGGACAGACAACTAGAACTGTTAAGTGTCCGTTTTGTTTTAAGCAAAATGGAGACTTTGCAGTTACTAGAGTTGAAAATGGCTTATTATATAAGTGTTTTAGAGTTGCGTGCGACTCTAGGGGATTTATTCCCAGCAATCTAGGGGAGTGGAACAATCACATAGGCGTACCTCATGTGTCTAGGGTTGTTCAAAGAACTGAGGAATACCCTTTTGAGTCGCACATTATTAAATTAAATAATGAACATATTAATTTTTTAAAAAATAAGTTTGGACTAACTGATGAAGAATTATTTTTAAATAAAATAAAATGGTGTGAACAAACGGAAAGAATAATATATCCTATTTTATCAGAAAATGGAAATACCAAAGGATATGTTTGTAGATATTATAAGGAATTATCCGATAAGAAATATGACGGAGTTAAATCTAGAACATATTGGATTAACAGAAGTGAAAATTATTACAACGTAAGTTTTCCGTACAGGAGGGAATATAATGTAGACAATATATTTATATTAGTAGAAGATATAGTGAGTTCTATACGGGTAGCTAGGTATGAACAAAGTATAGCTTTATTATCTAATTCAATTCCAACTAACGCAATGAAGTTTTTAATTGGAAAAGATGTAGTAATTGTATTAGATAACGATGCTACTGCACATGCCTTGAAAATAAAAAATCGTTACTCCCTATTTTTTAAATCTTGTCGAGTTATTGCAATTGATAAAGACCCAAAAAATATGAGTGATGATGAATTAATTGAAAAGATTATTACTCCTTCAAAATAATCTGAACTAATTTTCCCCCCAATAGTCCAACACATATCTTTTATCTAAGATATTGATATATAAGAAATAATTACTTAGTAATTATATATATATATATATTAATATTATAATTATATTATATAACATAAAAATTATGGAATCTAAAATATTATCTTCAATTATTAAAGACAGAGAATCTTTTAACAAACTATCGAAACTAGATGTTAAGGACTCCTTTTCTGAACCCGCTAAGTTCATATATGAAATTATATGCGACTTTTACGATAAAGACACGTCAATATCTTTTGTTGACCTAGAGCTTGTTGAGAAGCGTATTGAAAGAGAGCTACCAAAACAAATAGATTTGTACAGAAATATTCTGAAAACTTTGAATGAAACTACTTCTCCTGCAAATTTATTAGATGAAGTTATTGCTCTAAAGAAAGATTTTATATCACGAGAACTATCATCATTATTGCTAACACAAAAACGCACAGGTGTACTCGAGCTAATGGAGCAATACAAAGATGTTGAAAATACAACCGTTGATGATGATGAAGACGAAAGTCTGCTAGTTAGTGCAAGTGTATCAGATGTAGTAGAATCATTAAAAAATAAAAACAGAATTAGAATGTGGCCTAAAGCATTACATGAAGCCACAGGAGGAGCTATAAGAGGGAATAATGTGCTTGTCTTCGGTAGACCTGAGGTAGGCAAGTCGTTATTTATTATTAATATGGTTGGTGGTCTGTTACATGACGGCTATAAAGTATTATTTATAGAAAATGAAGACCCAGCGAAATCAACAATGTCTAGACTTATTTGTAGGTTAGCAGAAAAACCTATAGTTGATGTTATTGAGAATCCTGATAAGGTCGAAAACGTAGTAAAACAAAGAGGCTACGATAATTTAATACTTAAATCTTTATCCCCAGGAACTTTTAGGGATGTGCAGAGTCTAATCGACCAACACGGAGTGGATGTTGTGGTAATCAACCAACTCCGTAACATTTGGGTAGGCAAAGAAGGTAGGGTGGAACAGATGGAGATAGCCGCTACATCTGCAAGAAATCTAGCTAAGAAGAATAATATCTTAGTTATTGGAGTAACCCAAGCAGGAGATTCGGGAACGAATAAACTGCGATTAGAGATGGGTGATATAGATTTCTCGAATACTGGAATGCCTGCCCAAATGGACTTAATTATTGGTGTTGGTTCTAATGAAGAATACGACAGCAAATCATGGAGAATGATTTCTTTGCCAAAGAACAAACTGAGTGGAGAGCATGTTTATTTTCCAGTACTAGTTGATACTAAAACTAACAAGATAACGAGTATATAATGATTTATAATATACCAAAATTTATAACTAATCCAAATATTGATATATTTAAATCACGTAATTATTTGGTATTTGATTTTGAAACTACCAATTTAGATAAAGGAGACCCATTAAATGAAAATAACAGTATCTTACTCATTGCATGGAAAAGGAACGGTGACAAACGAGGAGTTTGTGTTCGAAATCCCGAGCCAATTCATATCGAAGACTTTCTTAACGAAGTGGAAAGAGCTGATTTCGTTGTTGCGCATAACGCAAAATTCGAACTTGGATGGCTTAAGCGCCTCGGAGTCGGACTTGAGCAGACACTTCCCTTTTGTACACAATTGGCAGAATATGTACTTCGCTCCAACAGAAGAGGAAGACTCTCATTGGAAGAATGCCTCAGACGAAGAAGACTTGGAGGAAAAGAATCAATAATTAGTGCAATGATGGACGCTGGAATCTGCCCTTCAGAAATGCCTGAAAATTGGCTCAAAAAGTACGCTAAAACGGACGTAGAGCAAACGCACAAATTATTCGAGTACCAGCGTAGAGAATTATTTAGAAATGGCTTAGAACGTGTTTTTTACACAAAGTGTTTACAAGTGCCAGTTATTGCCGACATAGAATTTAATGGTATGTGCTTAGATACATCTAAAGTTAAAGAAGTATATAAACATTCGGTATCAGAGCTAAGAGCTGTGGAGAGAGAATTAGATGAATTTACTGGAGGTCTTAACCCAAGAAGTAATAAACAAATGGCTGAATTTATTTATGATGAACTTAAATTTGCCATACCAAAAGACCATAACGGTAATGACATAAAAACCCCTAAAGGGGAAAGAAGTGCTTCTTCGGTTGTAATATCATTATTAAAACCAAAGACAAGCAAACAAAAACAGTTTATTAAACTAAAACAAAGGCAGGTAAAGTTAAATGCACAAGTTACTAAATCTCTTGAAAAATTTAATGAATGTTGTGAGGAAGGAGAAGGTATCCTCCACGCCTCTATCAACCAAACAGTTACTACTACTGGCAGGTATAGCAGTACTGGAAAAACATACAAGTGCCAATTCCAAAATGTGGATCGAGGATTTAAACGATTATTTAGAGCAAGAAAACCAAGCTGGTTGGTGGGTGAAGCTGATGAAGCACAATTGGAGTTCAGAGTCGCTGTCTGGTATGGACAGGATGATCAAGGACTTCGAGACATACAGGGAAATTTTGACGTTCATTCATTCACAGCTGATATTATATATCCAAGAGAACGGGATCGATCCATTGCAAGACAAAATGCAAAAGCACATACATTTAAGCCACTCTATGGTGGAACAAGCGGAACACCATCTGAGAGACGTTATTACAGAACGTTTACTGAAAAATACAGGGGAATCTCTAGAGAGCAAGATAAATGGGTAGATGAGGCTGTAATTAATAAAGAATTAACTCTTCCTACGGGGATGAAGTTTTACTTTCCCTCGTTGAAAGTTACACATACTGGTTATGTTGAGGGTAATACATCAGTTAGAAATTATCCAGTACAATATTTAGCTACGGCAGAGATTGTACCAACAGCACTAGTGTACGCTTGGCATTGCTTAAAGAGTGCAAATGCTGAGTCTTTTATCACAAATACTATACATGACTCTATTATTTGTGAAGTACATCCAAATGAACGGAACTTATTTGTTGATGTGATGTCTGAGTCTTTACAGGAGTTTCCTGTAAAATATATGAAGAAATTATATGGAATTGATTTCAATATACCATTAAAAGCTGAAATTAAAACTGGAACTCATTGGGGGTCTTAATATGAATACAGCAGAAGGGGTCGTAGAGACCATAAGAGCTGGCAGAGGAGTATCTGCTTCTATAAGCGGTACTTGGTACGGAGCTGGCTTTGACGTAAGTAAACTACCTTTTAAGGAAGGTAATACCATTAAATTTGTTTATACTGAGAAAGGCATCTATAAAAATATAGATTTAAAATCGGTGGAAGTAATTGATGCTTCTGAAAATAGCAACATGCAACCACAAGCACCTTCTCCTAAACAAAAAGTTACAGCTGGAGCAACAGTGACTAGGGATTCTTACTGGTCTAACAAAGAAGCAGATGACAAGCTTCGTTCTAAAGAAATTAGATATGAAGCATGTCTGCAAAGAGCAATTGCTATGGTTGATTTATTAGTTACTTCTGGAGCGTTAACATTGGGTGCTAATGCTAAAAAGAAGGTAGAAATAATTGATACCACGGTAGAGGCATATACTCGTAAATTTTACGACGAAGCTACCGAAGCTAGAGATGGAGCATTTGATGCTCCATCTACAGATGATTTAAACAAAGATTTAGAACAAGAGGTATCTTATGAATAACAGATATATAGAAGAAACTTTGGATTATAAATTAGTTGTGCAACAATCTATTGCGTCCAAAGTAAATGGACATTTAGTTTATGCTATAGTAAATAAGGAAACTGACGTAATAGAAGCTGAAGTACCTTTTTTAGTACAAGGATATGAAGGTTTGTACGAGATGCAAGATAGCTTAGATAAGTGGAGAGATAAGTTTGAAACAAAGAAAAATAATGATGCTAACCAAGAATCAGAGATCTTGGTAAACTAAGATGAAAGCATTAGTAGACGGAGACATAATACTTTATAGGTGTGGCTTTGCTGCTCAAAGCAAAGTATATAATTTATCTATACCTCTTTTTCAAGAGGAGATACCTAAATTTAAATACAAAAAAGACATGACAGCTTGGCTAAAAGACCACGGCAAAGATAAATCTGAGTATGACGTAACCGTAGATACAGTTATTGAACCTGTTGAAAATGCTCTTAATAATGTTAAAACTGTATTAACAGAAATAAAATCATTTTTATCTAATAGGTTTGGTGATATAGAAATGGAAATCTTTTTAAGTGGAAGAAGTAACTTTAGAGATGACGTTGCCACAATAAAAGTGTACAAAGGGAATAGAGATCCTTTACATAAGCCACATTGGTATGATGAAATTAAAGAATATCTTAGATCCATATGGAAAGCTGAAGAAGAAGAGCATCTAGAGGCCGACGATATTCTTGCAAAATTGCAAGGGAATGATACTTGCATTGTAACTACCGATAAAGATTTAGACCAAGTTGCTGGGTGGCACTACAACTGGGTAAAGGATATACTCTATGAAGTATCTGCTGAACAAGCAGTGCACAGTAAATATATTCAAATATTAACTGGTGATTCTACAGATAATATAGAGGGGATTCCAGGGATGGGTCCTGTTGGAGCTGAAAAATGCCTTGAATGGTGTTCTTCGGTAGATGACTATGAACAAGCAGTAAGAGAAGAGTATGAATACTTTTTTAATCAAACAGAAAAAGGCATAGAAAAATGTAATGAGTATGGTATGGTTTGGACTGAGATTTTAGAAGAGACTAGACAATTAATAACTTTAGGAGAAAAATATGAACTGGAACAAAAATAATATACTGGGAGAAATACTTTCCTATGTTGCCGTAGGATTTTTTATAGGGTTTGTTAGTTACATAATATATTTATATTCATTGGCGAATTAGATATGAAGAAAAAAATAGAATATACAAATGACAATGATGTACAAGATACATTAGACAAAGCTGGCATAGAAAGACTCTGGCGAGGAGTTAGTAAAACTACTGTAAAGGATATAGAAGAGTTAAAATATGCAAGCCAACTAAGAAAAACCCTTAGACAAATAGGTGTAAAAAAATGGCTATTAAATACAGGTCAAAATTTGAAGAAGAAATTGCTAAAAAGTTAAGAGGAAGCAGAGCTAAGTATGAAAAACTTATAATTCCATTTTATAAAATTCATACATATAAGCCTGATTGGGTTTTACCTAACGGAATAATAATAGAAGGGAAAGGAAGATTTACTTCCTACGACAGAGCAAAACATTTATTAATCAAGGAGCAACAACCTAGTTTGGACATTAGGTTTGTGTTTAAATATGATAACAAATTGCACAAAACATCTAAAACTAGGTATTCAGAATGGTGTAAAAGACACGGATTCAAATACACTTTTTCTGAAGTACCTAAAGAATGGATAAAAGAGAAGAAAAAATCTATTACTGTTTCAGATGTGGAAGTCAGTCTGAAAAAGGATTAGACAACGAGATGGCGGAATGTCATGAATGCGGGGAACACGCAGTTATATCTGTGCTCATGGCTTTTGACATAATCAATAGTCTCTACTTGCGTGGAGAACTTAACTTAAACTACGAGGAAATTGAATATGAGGAAATATGCTACGACCCTGGTGATTCCTGATGCTCACGATGGTCCTGAATATAATAAGGACAGATTTGAAGCTCTTGGAAAT